GTGACGCCCAGTACCTGGCAGCCCGCAAAGAAATCCTGCAACAGCAGCAACTGCTGCGCCTCGTGCGCCGCCGCCTCGGACGGGAACAGCGCCACCACCCGGCTGCGCTGCCAGCCCTCCTTGGGGGGCGGCATGCCGGGTTCGCCGAACAGGGTCTGTTCGGCATCGGTCTGGTCGAAATCGAGATGAACGGGCGCCGAGAAGCCGCGCAGGATGGAGGCCACCGGCGGCTGCGCGATGCGCTCAGGTTTTCCGAGGTGGTGTTCAGGTTGCTGATGCTGCCCTGCAGCGCAGTGACGGCGGCCGACAGCTCGGCATCCGTAACCAGCCCATCGATCAACCCGGCCAGCGTGTCATAGGCGCTGTCCACCGCTGCGAAGGCAGCGCGCAGGCGCAGCACGTCCTGTTCCAGCAGGTTCTGCGGGTGCGGCAGCTGCAGCCCGAGTGCGGGGGTGCGGTCATCCGTCATCACAGCACCACCGCGCGCAGGTTGGTCGCCCACGGCCGGGCGTTGAAGCCGCCGTGCACCGTCACGCGCAGGCGCAGCCGCTCGGCCGCGAAGTCCTGCAGTTCGTAGGTCAGCTCCATCACCCCGGCCGTCATCGCGCTCGATGACAGGTAGGGCACCTCGATCCAGTCCGCGCCCGGTGCGTCGGCCTTGGCGTGCACCTGCAGCGAGGTGCCTGCGGGCAGATACGCTTCCAGCGTGGCGCGCACCGTGACCACACCGCCCGCGCCCAGCATCGGGCTGATGTAGTCGCCCTCGTTCTGCAGCGAGCCCACTACCAGCTGCATGCCGGGTTCCAGCACGGCGGCAAAGTTGGCATCACCACGCAGGCGGGCTTTCACCTGCACGGGGCCGGTGTAGCGGCTGGGCAGCTCCACCACCTGGCCGGGGGCGGCCTGCACGGTGTGGGCAATGCCGGTGGCGGCAATGTCGAACACGCACGCGGCGGCGGTGCTGGGTTGGTGGGCGTAGGCCTGCACGCACAGGTCGGTGGCGTCCACCACGTTGACGGTGCCCAGGTCGATCACCCGTTCCGCTTCGCTGTAGTTGGCTGCCAGCAGGGCAAAGGTCAGGTCTTGGTCTTGGTGCGCCGTCCACGTGCTGGCGTTGGAGCTGGAAAGCATCACGCCCACCTGGTAGGGCTGCGATGTGACCCAGCGCAGGGCGTTGGCGTCCCAGCCGCCCAGCTGCGCCAGGCTCAGGGCCGTGGTGTCGTCGTCGCTCAGTACAACCAGGGCATATTCGCGCCCGGCCTGCAGCACGATAGGGCTCCATTCCGCCCGGGTGGCCGTGCCGTCCGTCTTGATGGCGGCGGGCAGCAGGCGGGTTTCGGTGAGGGTACGCGCCGTTGGGAAACCGTTCTCTGCCTCGCGCACCTGCACCAGCGCGCCCGTGGTGCCCTTGGCGGTAAACCACAGGTCCACCCCCGTGTTGTGCGCAGGTGCGTCCAGCATGAAGGTCTGCGCCAGCGGATCCACGGGCTGCACGCGAAAGTAGATGATCTGCGACATCTCGCGGTCGGTGCGCTCGCCCTGGCCGGTGAACAGGGCAGAAGCCGCGCTGCCGCCCGTGCCCCGAAAGTCCACCGCCTTGGTGCCCGCGGGCACGTTGGCGGGAATGGGGAAGGTTCCCGACAGCACGCCCTGGGCGTTTGCCACCAGGGTGCCGCCTGGCAGCGGCTCGGGCTCCACCGCCACGCCGTCGAACGTGACGGACTGCAGCGTTTCGCCGGGGCCGAAATTCAGATCAAAGCGCACATCAATCTGGCGCAGGTATTCCAGCGGCGATGTGGTCTGGCTGCGCACCTTGGCTTCGTCCATGCCTGCGGTGGATGCAAACCAGTTGATTGCCACGCTGGTGGGAAGGCCCCAGGTGTCGTACACATCCGTCCAGCGGTCCACCGCAGGCGTGAGCGTGACGGGGCGGGGCAGCGGGTCGAACGCGCTGTAAGGGTTCACCAGCATGGACCCAGTGCGCGCCAGCTGCGAGAGGGCGGCGCGGTGGGCATAGGCCGGGCTCTGTCGGGTCTTGATGGCCGTGCCGATCTGGTGCACCGTGAAGTTGATGGGCAGGCGCAAGGCGCTGGCCGCGATCAGCGCGGTTTGCGGCTGGCCTGCGTCGCGCATGGCGTTGGACAGCATCGGGTCTGCGAACAGCCCTTTCTTGATGCCGGAGTACCGCCCGGAAATGTCCACGGCCAGGCGCAGCTCTGCCTGGTCCAGCAGGATGCGCGAGATCATGGCGCGGTAGTCCGCAATCTCCGACATGGGCACCATGCGCACGCCGTCCAGCGTGACGCGGCGCTGCGCGTCCCAGGTCTGGTACACCGAAGCGATGGTGAGCACGTTGCCCGGCACCTGCGGGGCGATGGGAATCCAGGGCGCAGGCACACCGCGAACCCACGCAATATCCCCATCAGCCGACAGCGTGAGGCGGTCGATGCGGCGCAACGCGAAGTTGTACGACAGCAGCACGGTGGTGCCAGCAACGGCGCCGGTAACCGTGAGGCCGCGCGAGTCCACCTCGGTGGCCGCAACCACGGCGATGTAAAGGTACGTGACCTGGTAGGTGCTGCCCGGTGCGGGCTCGGCACCGCCTGCAGCCCAGTCCACCTGCCCGGCCGTCAGCTTGTAGTCGGCGGGGCTGGCAAAAGTGGTTCCGCCTTGCTGGATCAGCTCGATCTGCTGCACGCTGTTGTCGGGCAGCGGGTCGGCCGCGCCCACAAAGCCACCGTGCACCACGTCTACCGTGCGGCGCTTGATGATGCGCACCTGCGGCACGCCCACCATGGGCCAGCGGTCGAAGTCGATGCGCTGCGCGCCGTCCGTGGTGGACAGGTGGGGTTCGCTGTCGATCCATTGCAGATCGGGCAGGGCGTTGAACACCACGCGCCGCCCGCTGGGCAGCTCCAGCGCGGCGCCGTTGATGCGGGCCGCGCCTTCGCCCAGGTTGTAGACCTGTTCGCCCGTGGGCAGGTCGGCCGCCATGCGCAGCTCCATGCCGCGCACGATGTACGTGCCGCCCGTGCTCGCCACGTCATAGGCTTTGATCGCAGTCGTTACCGCGTCGATGTTGGGCGGCGCTTCCTTCGGCCGCACCCATCCATCCTCAACTGTCCACACCGGGAAGAACTCCCCCGCCTGGCCGCTGCCCTGCACGCCCCAGGCCAGCTGCACGCGCTCGCGTGCGGCGCCGGGTTCTTGGTAGCCATCCGTCCCCACGGCCGGGTTCAGCAGCGAGGGGTCTTCCAGCTCGGTGATGGTGTCGCGGGTAAGGTACACGCCCACGAACACCACGCCCACGGTGGCGATCACCAGGGCAGCGGGCGGCACGCCGCGCACGGCGCCCGCCACGTAGATGGCGCCGCTTTCGCAGGTGGTGGCGCCAGTGTCGTGGTTCACGATGATGCCCGCGCCGCTGATGATGGAACCTTCCTTCATCAGAATGCCCGCGATACCCGCAATCCGGGCATGCATGGCGCGCTGGATTTCGTTCAGCTCGGCACTCTGCAGCACCTTGTCGGCGCGGAACAGGTGGCGGTCGTAGTTCTTGGCCGGGTCGAACCGGTCATAAATGGCAAGTGGGTTTGCGCTCATGGTCAGAAGGGCAGGACGTATTCAAAGGTCTGGCGCACGGCGCCATTGCGGGTGAAGGCGGGCACACGCTCCAGGGTGTAGAGGCGGCCGGGCTGCGCGATCTGCGCGGGCGTGAAGTAGCGCTGGCCCGCAGGCAGGCCACCCACGGGGGCCGCGCCGAAGGTGATGCCCAGTTCTCGGATGGTTTCGCCGTCCGCGTCTTCAAAGTTGAAGACCACGCGCACGTAGAGCCACCGGGTGGGGCCAGCCACCACCGCGTATTTGCTGCCGCTGGGCAGCTCGATCTCCCCGGCCGCATCGGGCTGCACGTAGCCCACGAACGTGGCGAGGCGGCGGCCTACTTCGTCCACCAGGGCGGTGGCGTTGCTGGGCTCGGGCTCTGCCACGGCGTCCCAGGCGGGCAGGCCACGGCCCCAGGCCAAATGCACGTGCTGTGCGGCCATGGCCATGGCCAGGGCAATGCGCCCATCGTCTTGCAGGGTTGCCATTTAGGTGCTCTCCGTTGATTTCGATTCGATAAAGACAGGGCGCCAGCGCTGGCCGCCCCAGGTGCCCACCCATCCCTGCGGCTGGGGCAGGGCGGGCGGTAGTTCTTCCATTGCGTCGGCAGTGCCTGCCAGCTCGGCAGGCGGGGCGCTCCATGGGGTTTCTGCTTGGGTGGCGATGCCTGGCACGCCGCTTTCACCCTGCACGCGCACGTAGGTGGGTGCCTCGCTTCGCATCAGCTCGCCCAGGCCGCCGAACTCATTGGCGAGCAGGCGGGAGTCCAGGCGCCAGCAGTCCAGCACGGCCTTGTCGTTGCGGGTGAGCTTGGCGACGTAGGCGGCCAGGGCGCCCGCTTGCGGCTGGCCTGCGGTGCTGGTGGTGGTGCCGGTGTGGCGGATGCCAAAGCTGGCCTTTACCGGTTCGCCGGTTTCAACGCTGATCCACACGCCCGAAGATTCATCGAGTTGGGCTTTGTCCAGTGGCTGGCCCGCGTCGAGACGCAGCGGGCGCCGGTCGTGGGCCCAGTACACGCGCCAGAAGCGCACGTGGGCCGGAACCGAAGCGCGCACCACGTGGGCAATGCGGGAAATTTCTGCGGCCGTTGCAGGCCTGCCCAAGTCGATATGCAGGAATGCACCGGCCTCGCTGATCCGGGCGTCTGGAAAGCCCACCCAGCCCAGCACACGGTGCACGCTGGCAGCCGTGCCGCGCTCCAGCAGCCAGGGCAGGCCTGCGGTTAGAAGCGCATCCACACTGGGGAAGTAGGGGGCGAATTTGGCTACCTGCCACTGCATTGCCAGCCATGGCTGGAATTGCGGGTCAGCGCGCACCTTTGCAGGTTCGATGGCGTCTGCCATGTCACCCCAGGACGGCATGGATTCATCAACCGCGCGTTCTAGCTCGGTGGACTGTGGCGGCAGGATGTGTCGAGCCATGGCTACATCAGCCCCGCGTCGATCAGCTGCACAGCTCCCAGGGTTGGGAATTGATCGCTGAACAGGGTTGTGCTGGCTGGTGGCGCGTCTTCGCCTACATAGTCCACGGCCGCCACGCCATCGGCATGCAGCAAGGTGGTAACCCAACTGCGGGCGACAGTGCGGCCCAGTGCTGCGCGTTCTGCAAAGCCGGTTGCCAGGCGTTGCTGCAGCTTCTGCAGCAGATCTGGGGATGCGTCGGCTGTGCGCCAGATCCGCGCATGGATGTCCACCGGCCGGGGCGTGGCCGTGCCCACCGTGACCACAACCCCCAGCATGCGGGTGCCTGCAGAGTTGATCGCAGCCGCCACGGCGGCGGGTGTTTCGGTGTCCATGGAGTGCAGCCACAGCACCACGTGCACATAGCCCGGGCGAGGTTGGATGGCATACGCTGCGCGCACGTTGGCGCTGGCGGTCATTGCCACCAGTGCATAGTGCTCTCCCGTGCCCTGGCCCGAAAGGGCGGCAATGCGCAGCTGGATCCGCACCCGCAGGCGCTCGTCGTACTCGCCCGTCATGCGCGAGACCCCGAACAGGGCGCCCAGGTGGTCCAGGTCGGCGCCGGTCGCAAATGCCAGCAGGTGGGCGCGGGCGGCATCGTTCACCCGTGCGCGGAAAAGCAGCTCGCGGAACGCGAACGACTCCAGCAGCTTCACCAGCGGTTCAGATTCCAGATCCAGCACCGTGGCTGCCTCTGGGTAGCGCGCCAGCAGATCCGCCTTGATATCGGCCACGATGGCCTCGAAGTCGAGCAGCTCCACCACTGCGGGGGATGGCAGGGCGCTGGTGTCCAGAATGCTGCTCATGCCGCACCCCCTGCTGGCACAGTGAGGCTTAGCGCCTGGGGGCGAGCAGCGGCACGGCTCAGGTAGCTGCCGTAAACGGTGACCAGCGCGCGGCCGGGGGTGGATGGCTCGCGCTCGATCTCGATGTTCGACACGGCCAGGCGAGGTTCCCAGCGCATCAAGGCACTGGCGGCAGCTGACAGCAGGCGCAGCTGGGTGATCTGGTTGTCCGGCTGATCCACCAGCATCGGCACCTGGCTGCCGTATTCGTGCCGCATCACGCGCGAGCCGATAGGGGTTGTGAGGATGTCCCCCACACTTTGGCGAAGGTGGGCCAGTTCGCCGATGGCCTTGCCGGTGGTGCGGTCCATCATGTTGGGGCCCCTGTGTTGTTGTCGCCAACGCGCACGCCCCCGTGGACGTGGTTAACCAGGCTGATGCCTTGGGCCACGATGTCCACGTTCGAGGTGATCCGGTCGGGGCCGATGGTGAGGACCGCGCCGCCACCGGTGATCGTCACGGTGGATCCTTCCATGTGCACGCTGGTGTTCGGCGTGCTCAGGGTGATGGACTCCATGCAGTACGCCGTCAGCGCGCCGCGCAGCCACTCGAAATAGTTGTCTTCGTCCCAGTCGGTGCGGTCGCAGGCGGCTTGCTCGCTGCCCTGGGGCATGGCGTCGCTGTACAGGCCCAGCAGCACCACGGCCTGGGCCAGATCGCCGCCGGGGGCCAGCACGGTGCACTGTTCGCCTACAACAGCTGGATTCCAAGTTCGGCCACCTGCAACGCCACCAGCGCGCAGTGCGATCCAGGGCAGCCAGTCTGTGGTGTTGTCGCCCGTCTTGACGCGAACGCGAGCAGGTGCGGCCAGGCGCACGGCGGCCACCGTGCCTTTGCGCACGATGTTTTCCATGCGCCGCTGGGTTTCATACGGGCTTTCGGGTTGTGGGGTGGGCGAATCCATCCACTGATGGTGTCCGCGCGCGCGTGATAGCGCCAGCGTTTAGCCGTGTGGCAGGCGCCTGCACATGGTCAGCCCTGCAGGTGCTTCATCAGCAGCTGGGTGATGGCCTGCAGATCGTCGTCAGATATGCCCAGCAGCGGGCGCGCGGGGTAGTCGTACTGCGGCGGATCCGGGTGGTTCACAGCGTCGGTTTCGCCGTAGTGGTGCACGCGCGCAATGCGCTGCACGCGGTCGGCAAACGACACGGTGGCCTCGCTTGGTGTGGCTTGGGCGCGCAGGTATTTGGCGGCGGCGAGGCCGCGCATCATGGGGCCTGTCTTGGCGCCCCGCAGGGTCTTGGCGGGCGTTTTGCGCAACTCCCAGGCGGTGCCGTCCGGCCCCTGCTGGGCTCGCATGTTCTTTTGCTGGCTGCGCCGCAGTTGCCGGGCTACGTTCAATGCAAGGCGCTGCTGCTCTACTGGGGAAAGGCGTTGCAGAAGCGCGCCCGCCCACTGCTCCAGCGCCTGCATCGATGTTGCGCCACTCATGGGCTAAACCAGGCCTTGGCGGGTGGCGGTGTCAGATCCCACGCGGCCAGCATCCGTTCGTCGCGCAGCCACAGTTCCCAGTGCTCTGGCTTGCACACTGTGCCGATGTGGCAAGGCTCTTCTGGGTGTTCCACCACCAGGCGGTGGGGGGCGTCTGGTGGGGCGGTTGGATCTGGCTTGACTATGGCCCGCTCGGTTAGCTGCAGCTCGATACCAAAATCCATCGTCGTGGGGGTCAACGGCTCCACCCGGAACTTGATGGCATTGCCCCAGCGGTCGGGGTTGTCCATCTGCTCGGACTGGTTGCGCTTCATCCACGCAATGATGGGCACGATCACCGCGTCTGCATGCCCTTCGTAGTCGAGCACGATCACCCGGGCCGTGTACCGCCACTCGAATGACAGGCTGGTGGTTCCTGTGCTCACTACGGTGCCGTTTTCCGCCAGCACGATCAAGCGTTTTGGATCCCTTGCGAGATCTGGCAGGCACTGTGTCAGCAGTGCTTTCAAGCTATTGAGCTTGAGCATTTGCAGCCTCAATCATTGCGCGGGCGCTGTCGTAGGCGCGCTCGCAGGCGAGGCCACGGGCGCGGGCGGTATCAGCGATGTGCGCCAGCTCTCCCGCTCTGTCGTCAGCGCGTCGCTGCAGCTCGGCGAGCAGATCGGCGGGGCCGGTGTCTGGCGTGCACTGGCCTGCAGCGGCGCGAGCCTGGGCGGCGGCACGGTGCTGGGTGAGGTAGTCGGCAAGGTCGCGCTGCAGCCGGTTGCGAGCATCGACAGCGCGCACGCGGCCAGCATCAGCAACAACAAGGGCGGCCTGTGCATCTTCGTGGATCTGGGCAACTTCATCACGGTGGGTGTCTCCGAGTTTTCGATAGCGTTCCAATGTGGTGAGCGCGGCCTGGGCGGTGGCCGCACGCTCAGCATGCAGGGTGCGTTCTGCATGGGCGGTTTCCAGCCGTGCTTCGGCCAGGCGGATGCTCTGCATTGCCAAGGCGAACCCCAGGCCCAGCCCGAGGGCGAGCGCGGTGTATTTCCAGGCGTTGGCGCGTAGGGTGGTGAGCATGTCAGCAGATCCCGTGCGGGTGGCCGCCGCAGAACGTGAAATAGGCAGCCGTGAGCGCGGTGACAGCCAGCACCACCACCACCAGGGCAACTACTGCCAGGGTCTTGAGGATTTTTTTCATTGCATCGCCATGCAGTCCGCATGCCTCTTTTGTTGCCGGGTCCACACGCCCTTGCAGCCCTTCGGCCCCCAGTTCTGCGGCAGGCGGCAATCACGGCCGTTCTGAAACCGCCACGCTGGCAGGGCCTGGCAGGCGCGCACGTACTCCCCGGCCAGCAGGTGGCGGCGCATGGAGCTGGTGCGCCAGTTGCCGATGCCGTACTGGCCGACAAAGTCCAGATACAGGTCATATTCGCCCGGGTAGAGCGACACGCCGGGCAAGCTGGCCTTGAACCGTGCTTCTTCCTCGCTGTGCAGGTTGCGCGCCAGCTGCTGGGCCCGCTCGCGCGTGATGGGGGCATCTGACAGGCGCACGGGCGTGCCGTCTTCGTAGCGGGTGGAGCCGTGCCCGATGGTGGGCACGTCGCCGCGTGTGGGTATGACGGCGGTGGCGGTGAATCCTTCGCTGGCCTGCCATGTGGCAAAGCCTGCAGCCGACAGCGTGAGCGCTGCCACCGATACCCGCAGCAGGTTTTGGCGCGCGTCCATCACTCGCCCTTCACATGGTGGCCGCTGGCGGCCTTGTGCCAGCGCCACACCAGCCAGCCGATTTGCAGCAACAGGTAGATGACCGTGAGCGCGCCCACGGTGTTGTTGATCGTCCAGCCTTCCGCAATGGATTTCCCCAAAACCACCAGCGGGGGGGTAGCTTTGGCGCCCTCGGTCAGCGCGTCCTTGATTACTTCTCTTGCCATGGGTCAATCCCAAAGTTGAATGAGTTTGCGAGGGGCCACGGGCGCGGCCACCAGCGTGACTGATTCACCAGCACCCAGCCCAGCGGCGCGCTTGGCAAGGCCTGGCGTTGCGGCCAGAGTGGCTTCCACCGTGCCAGCGGTGCGGCCCAGGTGGCGGTGGCATAGGCCAGCAATCGTGTCGTGCTCATGCGCGCGCACTGTGGTGGTGGGGGTGGTTGCCGTCGCCATGGGCTAGATCAGTTCGATGGTGCTGCGCGCAATGCCCAGCAAGTCACTGATGGCCCAGCGCTGGCGGCGGCGGTGTTCATCAATCTGCACCTGCAGGGACTCCAGCACCCGGGCTTCCTTTCCCATGCCAGCGGGCAGGGTGTCCTGTGCGCGGTTGGCTTCTGCCAGGTCGGCCTGCAGGCACTCTTGGACGCCCCGCCGGTAGCGCAGCACCTGTGCCGATTCGCCGCCCACCTGCGGGGCAGGCACATCAGCCAGGGCCGCATACCCCCAGCGCGTGCGCTGTTCGGTCGCCCAGGCCTGCAGCTCGCCGTTCACGGTCAGCATTGCAGCCTGCAGCGCGGGAATCAGCCTGGCAGTTGTGACGGTGCCATCCAGCAGGCACGCGGCACGCACTGCAGCGGGGTCCATGTCAGGCATCCACCCATCGTTTTGCACGGTGGGTTCTGCTGCTGGCTTGGGTGGGTTGATCGTTGCGACAAATGACATGATGGGGAATCAGGTTGGCGGTGGTCGGGGGCCTTGCAGGTGTTGCTGCACCGGGGTGCTGGCACTTGCGCGGCCCCCGAGCCGCCAGGGTGCGGGGTACGCTCTTTGGGGATGGCCGGGTTCAGGCGCTGGCGCCCTTGTCCGGCCCTCCATCGTTGGGGGGGGAGTCAGCTTTTTTGAGCTGATCCACGGCGCGCTCCAGGCGCTCGATATCCTTTTTCACGCCCACCTTGTCGTTCAGCTCCATGGCGCGGCGCAGGTGCTTCAATGCGATACCGGCAACGTCTGGCGGCAGATCCTTGGGGTCGGCGTCGTTCGTGCTGGTCTTGCCCATGCAGGCCCAGCCGATGGCCTTGTGCAGCTTTGCCCGGGCCTGGTCGTGTGCATCGTGGTCATGGGTGAGCATGTCCACCTTGGCGAGGTAGGCCAGCGCGTCAGGGCCGGTCAACTTGCCCGCAATGGCGGCTTCGCTCACTTCGTCCAGCAGCAGGGTGGGCAGCGTGCGCTGGTATTGGTCTGGCAGGGCCACGGCGTGGCGCAGCGCGTATTCCGCAAGGGCGAGCGCCTGCGCGAAGTTGCCCACGTCGATGTGCCACACCAGCAGGGTTCCTACCACCACATCCTGGCCGCCAGCGTCGGCCTGCAGCACCCCGTCAAGGTACGCTTCAAAGTCGCCCAGCATGGTGCGCTTGGCTTCGATCTTGCGTTCCACCGATTGGATATTTTTCAGCGTGCGCATGTGGGCATGCAGCTGGGCGAGCGTCAGCTCGTAGGCGCTGCCGGTGGGCTCGCCGTGCGGGTCTTGGTGCCCGGCTGCTACGGCCAGGGCTGCCAGCACCGTGAGGCGGTGGCGTTGTGCGGGTGTTTGGCGCATGGGGTCTCTTTCACAAAACGGGCCGCCGCCGCTAGTGTCCTGAGTTAGAAATTCGCAGACAAAATCTCTCGATACTCGCCAGGAT